TTGCTTGCAGGTGAACTAGAAACCTTCACACCAGAATCTGTGATGCTTAACACCATCATGGATGACCGTTACAAAGTGCTGTAACATAGTGGGCACCGAAAGGTGTCCATTTTGAAATACATTGTATCACACTTTATCAGAGTTGATGACTTTGAGTGTATTTCAAAATGGATATGCGAGTATGGGGAAATTGGTAGACACAAGATATGAGATGTGTAAATGTGTTTTCTTATAAATAAAAAAATAAGGAGACATATATGTTATTAATTACAGAATACATAAAAAAAGATAGAAATGAAAGAAGATTACATTTAGATTTATCTGAGCCTTGTTGTGAACGTGGTGGAAATAGCACTGTGCATAAAGGAGTTTTAGCACAATACTTAACAACAACAATACCTTTTGGTAGAATATTGTTGTGTCATGCTTGCAATAATGGAAGTTGTTCTAATCCAAAACATCTTTATTGGGGTACAGATAAAGATAATTTACAAGATGCAATAGAACTTGGCACACACAAAAATCCTTGGCAAAGATTAGTTGATAAGTATGGATTAGAAGAAGCTTGTAGGATTAACGGTAAAAATGGAAATCCATCCAAAGCAGGCAAAGGAAATTTAGGTAAACCTAAAACTGAAGAACATAAAAGAAAAATATCAGAATCAATTAAGAAAAAAAAAGCGGATGTAGCCGAATTGGTATAGGCAATGGACTTAAAATCCATAATTTGAGGGTTCGAGTCCCTCCATCCGCACCAAAAGTTGCATATATAGTATAGCGGTGTATGGAAGTGGTCATCCGCTTGGTCTCATAAGCCAAGAATCGCTGGTTCGAATCCAGCCTCCGCAACCAATATGCGGGATTAGTTTAATGGTAAAACTGAAGAATTCCACTCTTCCGTTGAGAGTTCGATTCTCTCATCCCGCTCCATCAAATAAAAAGTGTTAGTGCTTGAGCAAATGTTGCAGCACCAATTACTCCAACTACAATACTTCCCCAAAACAAAGACATACTTACTGCTAGAATACTTGCTGTCAATAATACGATAGCAATTTGGAATAAACTTCCTGCATATGTGTACCAAGGACTTCTTAGTTTAGCAACATTTCTTTCTTCTTCAAGTGCTCGTGCTTTAGCCATTAATTCTTTTTTACCTTCACCTGTTACAGGATCACTTTCATAACTCAATGCTTTATCTGCATATTTTTTAGCCATGGTTTTATCACCTCTAGCTTGTGCTTCAACCGATGCAATATCATATGCAGTTTGTTTAATACTTTTTGCCTGGTAAAATGCCCATGTATCATTTGCTGCTATAGTATTATTGAGAATCTTACTGCTATTTGAACCACCAATAAGAGTATTAATGGCCAAAAGAGCAGCAAGAACAGTGATAACCCACCCAGCTTTGTCTTTAATGTGCGCTTCTCTTTCTGATCGACTTTCCGTTTTGCCTTCTGCCATAAAAACTCCTTTTATTATTCAATAAACCTATATTTATAAATAAGTGATGTACTTCAATATAGTTATCACCTTCTATGACATACTGTTTCTTCTGGCCAGTATGCCATTGGTTGCTATTTTTTGGGTGATGTTTAATGACTGGAGAAAAGACAAACGCTAACCGCTGTCTGCGGCATCTTTTGCTAATTGTTTTTTGTTTTCTTTTTCTCTTGCTTCTTGTTGTTGTCTGATAACCAATTCACGTTTGGCTTGTTTCATTTCAAATTCTTTCTTTTCTTCCATTGCTGCGTATATTCTCATACCGCCCATAGCAAAAGCAGCCACAACAGCTAAACCAGCTATTAGACTAATACCAAACATAATACCTTCTGCTAATTCTTTTTTACGTTTTGCTTCTGCTTCAGCTGCTGCTCTTTCTGCCTCATTACGTTCTTTCATTAAACGTGTTCTTTCACGGATCATGTCATCCCAAATTTGAGGCTTGCCCATTTGCCAGATAATCATATCTTTGAGAGCTCTTTCATCTTCACGCAGTTTATTACTGTGCATGGCAAACTCTAGGGCTTGGCGACCTAATTCTGCATCTGATTTTCCAATATTCTTTACTTTTTCTTTAGTTGCTGCCATATGAACAGCATCCGCACTACTAAAGAATTTACTGAATTGTCCAACCAGACTATTGATATCTTTACCTAAAGCAATGGCTTGTTTAATATGGGTTACAGCCGTCTGTGCGGCAGTAAAAGCCAAACCAATTGTTATCGGATCCATTGTTGGTATTCATTCTTTTTAAATAATTTGTGACAAAAATAATAAAAGAATCAAACACATTGCGTGTTATATAAAATCACAACCTATTGACTTTTTGTTCCAAGTAGTGTATACTGTAACATAAGTATTTATCCTTATTGGCATTTTTTGGAGTTTTTATGAATATTATTGTTTTGAAATTGATTACTGGTGAAGAAGTTCTTGGAGAAATTCAATCCGAATCTGAAACCGAATTTGTTATTGAAAATCCTGTTGGTGTTGCAGTTGTTCGTGGTAAAGATGGGCAACCAAACGTAGGTTTTGCACCATTTCCTATTCATGCACCACAGAAAAAAGGTGCAACCTCTGTACTTTCTAAGAAACATGTAGTATACTCATATGTTCCGGCACAGGACTTTATTGATAACTATACACAAATATTTGGTTCTGGTATTATTCTTCCTAACAAACAATTGGTAACAGGTTAATGGATTTTTATACAAATGTACAATGCTTCGGTAATGCAATACTTTACCGAGGCGTTATGGATGGTAAACGTGTAAAACAACGTATTGAATACCAACCATCACTTTATATTCCACACAAAAGTGGTAAATTTAAATCTTTGGATGGCACATTGCTTCTGCAAAAGAAGTTTGATGATATCAAAGAAGCCAGAGAGTATATCAAAAAGTTTGATGATGTATCTGGTGCACCAAAAGTTTATGGCAATACTCGTTATGAGTATGCGTTTATCGGTGAACAACATAAAGAGATGGTTGAGTGGGAGATCGAACACGTAACTATCGGTGTGATCGATATTGAAGTTGGTTCTGAGAATGGTTTCCCTGATCCATATCTTGCAAATGAACCGATTACTGCTATCTGTCTGAAGTATATCAACGGCATGACTTTGGTCTTTGGTTGTGGTGATTATGTTGTGCAGGGTGATGAACATTACATCAAATGTAAAGATGAGTGGACACTTTGCAAAAAGTTTCTACAACATTGGCAGAATAATACACCAGATGTATTGACTGGCTGGAATACCAAGTTCTTCGATATTCCATATTTGATTAATCGTTTTCGCAAGATTGTTGGTGAAGATGAAACCAAACTTATGTCGCCATGGAAATACATTGGTGAACGCAAGACCGTAATCAATGGCCGTCAAATGATTGCCTATGATATTATGGGTGTTGCATCACTTGATTATATCGAATTATACAGATGGTATGCTCCGAATGGTAAGTCACAAGAATCATATCGACTGGATGCAATTGCAAATGCAGAGATTGGTGAAAATAAATTATCGTATGATGAATATGATAACTTGCACCAGTTGTATCGTTTGAATTATCAAAAGTTTATTGAGTATAACATCAAAGACGTTGAGCTGATTCTTAAACTGGAAGATAAGTTGAAGTTGCTTGAATTGGCACTTACTCTTGCTTATGATACCAAGTGTAACTATGAAGATGTATTTGCACAAACTCGTATGTGGGACGCATTGACATATAACCGACTTATGCAAGATGGTATTGTTGTTCCACCACGGGACGTACAAGAAAAAGATGGTGCATTTGAAGGTGCTTATGTGAAAGAAGTTCAAGTCGGCGCCCATGATTGGGTTGCATCATTCGACTTAAATTCTTTGTATCCACACTTGATGATGCAATACAATATCTCACCTGAGACTTTGATTGAGCCACAAGATTACACAGAAGAAATGCGTAATGTACTATCTCAAACTGTAAGCGTTGATAAATTATTGCTTAAGTCTGTTGACCTATCAAATTTGAGTGGTGTAACTATTACACCAAATGGTCAATACTTCCGCACAGACAAACAAGGTTTCTTGCCAAAGATGATGGCTGAGATGTATGAAGATCGAAAGAAATTCAAAAATCTGATGTTGAAGTCTAAACAAGAATATGAGAATGAAAAAGACATTTCTAAGAAGTATGAAATTGAAAAACGTATTGCCAGATACAACAACCTACAGTTGGCTAAAAAGGTAT